GACATTTTATAAAAAATTCATCTTTTTTATTTTCAGGTATTTTTACTTCTTCTTGTTTTGTTTCTGGTATTTCTGGTTCACTCATATTTAAAGGTGCGTCTTCTGACAATATCAAATTATTTGGCTGATATTCCATAGGATTAAAACTTGGAAATGGTGCATCACAAGTAAAAAACACTCCATTAGGGTCATCAAGTAAAAGATTAATATTGCCAGTATTTTTAATATCTCGATGCTGATAAGTACAGCCGGGTACGTTTATATCTAAAGGTATTGTTTCTGTGTGATTATAAAAACTGTAAACATCTGGGATATAAATATCTGGAATATTTATATCTTTAATTTCCATTTATAAAGGTAAAGATGGTCCTGTCATTTTTGGCATCTGTAATGGTATTTGTTCTTTCATCTTTTCTTGCAAACTACCCATAACTTTATTTTTTAATTCTCTTTCAAACTCAGGGCTTTGCATATAGCGAATTGCAACATAGCCAAAAGCTGCCATTGACCCAGAAAGCAAAAGAGACAATAATGAAGCTACTTGGCAAATTTTATTAAACATAATGTTAAAAGAAATTTTAATTAAATTAACAGCACCACTTACTTTGATGACGCTGTTTTTGATTCTTGGCTTAATGCCTCTGTATCTGATGGCTGGTTTGATTCGGGTTCAGCTTCAAGAATCTGCTGTTCCAAAATCTTCATTGCACCAGTAATTTCAATCATGGCAACTTGTAAATTTTGCCTTTCTTGTGCAAGTTGTTGCAGTTTTTCTTGTAAATTCATAATTTAAGAATAAAGTGCTTTTCCTTTAGTTATAGCAGCGTCTATGTCTGTAAAATCTTCAGATGTCCAAATAGAAGTTGTTTTATCTTGTTTTTTATATTCTTTGATAATTTCAAGATGATCTGTATTTCTCTTGATGTAAGTTTTCCATTCAGCTTCAGTTTCAGAAGATGATGTTCTTGTTACATAAGCTGAATAACTTGCATCATCATTTATTATTGAGACGCTTGCACCAGCATTAGTAAAAATTTGTGCAATTTGATCTGAAGTGTAATCTTCCATAATTAAATTAAAACTATTTAAAGTTTAACCCATTTCAAGGGCTGTGACTTTTGCGGATAACTCTTTTATAGCTTGAACAAGGACAGGAATCAAATGTCCTTGTGTGGCTTCTAATTTATCTGGGTTCTCATCCATGACAAGATCAAGATATTCTGAACCAACTTGTGCTTTAACAAAATCTTGTGCAATGAAACCAGCACGAACTTTTCCATTATTTTTACTTTCTTCTCTCATTGCCCATTTAAATTTAACAGGTCTTAGTTTGTTTATAAAATCTAAACCTACAGGTAAATCAACAATATCTGTCTTATCTCTCTCATCAGATAAGGCAGTAATAGAAGTTACTTGGCAACGCAAGGCTGCTGTGCTTGAGTTACCTAAAGTGACGTTATTACTTGAGGTGTTACTTGGTGATGCTGAGTTATGACCGATAGTTACATTATTAGATCCTGTCGTAGCATTTCCATCTGCATAAACTCCAATTTTTACGTTTCCAGTTGCAGTTGTACTGAAATAACCTGCCTCTGTTCCAACATGTGTATTATTATCGGCAGCAACATTATGACCAGAAGCATAACCTATAAGAGTATTATAAGATTGACCATTTAGTGTGTAACCAGCTTTATATCCAACAACAGTGTTTCTATTGCCATTTGTATTGCTATATAACGATTGGCTTCCTACAGAAGTATTATATACACCAGTTGTTGCTGAGTATTGAGAAGCACCTCCAACTGCTGTTTGGTAATTTCCCGTTGTATTGTTGTATAAGGCAGCGTAACCCATTGCTGCGTTTTGAACGCCAGAATTGTTTATCGCCAAAGCATAAGATCCTACTGCTGTGTTATCAACACCTGTAGCGTTTCTTAAAGCTAAATAACCAACTGCGGTGTTGTCATTTGCGGAAACAATTTCTGCAAGAGCATTTGTACCAACAGCAGTACATCTGTTAGAAGTTTGGCTGTCATACATAGCATTATGACCAACAGCTACGTTATAATTTCCTGTCGTATTACTGTACAAACTATGACAACCAAGACCAACATTTTCAATACCAGTAGTGTTGGCGGTGACTGCTGCGTAACCTAAAGCAGTGATCTGAGTTCCTGTTGTGTTTGCGTCTGCTGCATAAGCTCCTATAGCAGTGTTCTGCGATGCAGTTGTGTTAGCTATTAATGCGTTATAACCAACAGCAACATTGTCATTTCCAGTTGTTATTGCAAGACCAGCATAATAACCTAAACCTGTATTTCGATTCCCTGTGGTACATGCGTATAAAGCTGCAAAGCCAAATCCAGAGTTGTGTTCTCCTGTTGTGTTTGCTCTTAATACTTGCTCACCAACAGCACAATTTCTATCTCCTTCTGTGTTTACGAGTAAAGATTCCGGACCTACGGCTAGGTTATCCTGTCCTGTTGTATTGGCATTTAATGCATAAGTTCCTATGGCAATATTATCTGCCCCAGTTGTGTTAGAACTTAAAGCTGAATAACCTATTCCTATATTGTTTGAAGCCGTAGTGTTTGCATCTAAGGCTAAAGCCCCAATCGCCACATTTTGTCCACCCGATGTATTTAGTAATAAAGCATCATGTCCAACAGCAGTATTATCACTTGCTGTTGATTGAACTAAAGCATTACTTCCTACGGCTGTATTATTTGACGCGGTGGTTACAGAAGCCAAAGCACCAAATCCAACAGCGGTATTTTCAACCCCAGTTGTAGCACCAACTAAAGCTTGAGAACCTAAAGCAGTTTGCTTAGAACCAGTTGTGTTTGCTGTTAATGCTGAATAACCAAACGCGGTATTATCATCGGCTGTAGTATTTCCATCTAAAGCTAATGCACCCACACCTACGTTTCTAGTTCCTGTTGTGTTTGCTTCTAATGTTTTATATCCACAAGCAGTGTTGTTAGATGCAGTTGAGTTAGCTTCTAACGCTTGATTGCCAAAGGCTGAATTGTACGCACCAGTTGTATTATTTGTTAAAGAATTATAACCAGCAGCCGTATTAGAACTTGCAGTAGTGTTTGAACCTAGTGATCCCATACCTAAAGCAACTAAACCTGTTCCTGTAGTGTTTGCATCAGCAGCACTAGCACCAACAGCTACGTTTGAGTCTCCAGTTGTGTTAACTGCTAATGCGTTTAGACCCATAGAAGTATTATTAGATGCTGTAGTATTTGCAGCTAAAGCACCCTGCCCGACAGCAGTGTTATTACTTCCAGTAGAATTGTCTCCTAATGTACTATGTCCTACACCAATATTGCTAGAACCAGTTGTAGTTGCATCTAAAGATTCCCTGCCTACTGCAACATTATTTGTTCCACTTGTTAATGCTCCTAATGCTTCATTTCCTATAGCGGTATTATTTCCACCAGACACAGAAGCATTTAAAGCATTTTCTCCTAAAGCTGTGTTTCCAGAAACAGAATTTGTACCTTTACCTACAGTTACAGAATTTATTGTTGCATCAGCAGTTGAAGTTATACCACCAGTAAGTGTTCTTAAACTAATCCAGCCATCGTTTGCTGAATTACGCATTTTTAATAAATTATTTCCTGTATCTGCCCAAAACGTATATGCTTTTCTATATGCGGGTTCAGATGCCCCACTGTTCATAGTTAATATTGCATCAAATATCTCATTTATGTCGGCTCTTACGTTGGCTCCTGTCGAGTTATCAACATCATAATTTGCACCTGTACTGACCTGTGACATTACCTAAACCAATTTTTATTTAAGTATATCTTAATTGACATTTTTTAACTACCTCGCCCGAAACCTGTAGCAGTATATTTAAATTCTCTATCTACAAAACTAGATCCATTTTTTACATCTATATTAAATCCACTTCCAGTAATTGATGACAGAGCAAAAAAGTCTCCTGATTGTGCATTTTCTATTGTAATTCCTATAGAAGGTAAAACTGAACTTGCTGCAACGCTAGTTCCAGATTGACCTGTAAAAAATGTGTTTGTAAAAGTTACAGACTTCTGAGAAGTACCTGACGAAATAATCCCACCGCCTGTAGCCCCTGCATTACCAAGACTTGTTTCTGTTCTACTTTCTAATTCTGCCGTATATCCAAGCTGATCTATTTCAATACTTTGTGCAGGGTCATCTGAATCCATTTCGCATCTAAATTTAAAACCTCGACCAACATAAGTTCCATTTACAAAAGGGTTAAATCTTGAAAAGTTTGCTCCATATGTACAAGAAGTGCCACTTGATATGGTTGCACTTGTTGCTGAAGTAACTGTAAATGTACTTGTGCTAGGTACAGTAATTATTTCATAATTTCCATCTGTTGCAGATCCCGCAGTAAAATCAATTACTACAAAATCACCAACTGAATATCCATGAGAACTTTTTGTGATTGTAATAGTTGTCCCGCTTTGTCCATAAGTTGCTGATGTTGACAAGTCAGGATCTAAGTCAGTTGTTGCAACTAACAATGATGCCCCTACATCAAATGCAGTAGCACCATCAAAATCTGACCAAGTATCTATATTTGCCGATCTTTTATCTATTAAGTCATTAGGGTAAAAACCTTGTGTTACAAAATGCCTTCTAAGTCTTAATGGTTGTTTGCCGCCTAAATCAAGAGTATTTGCAAATTCATAAGAACCACCAGTAATATCAACAGCACCTAAGAAATCAAAGTCTGCAATAGCATCAAAATCTGCAACACCATCTAATTCATCTAACGAACCAAGAACAAGACCATTAACATCATCACTGAAAAAGCAATCAACTTTTGCACCAGCAAAAGGTGTTGCGTCAGTATCTTCTCTATCTACTAATACAGATAATTTAGGGAAAGGATCTGGACTATTAACTATTACTGAAGTTTCACCAGAACTAAGTCTGCCACCATCATCACGGAATTTTAAAATATATTCTCCTGTTACTATATTTGGAACAATTGATTCACTAACGTTGCCCGGCAAAGCTGGAATTACATCAACAGAATTTGTAAAAGTTGCTGTCCCATCTGCAAGGTTAGATGCTCTTACTACCACGTTGCCACCATGCACTACATCAACATCTGAAGCTTTATCGAAACGTAATCTTACAAATTGATCTGATATAGGTTCTATTCTTAAATTATTAACATCTTGTGGCACTGCTGTTTTACCAACAGCTTCAAAAGTAATGTCTGTAGATGTAGCAGAGAGTTGGCCTTGTACGTTATAACTAAATACTTGTATTTCATATGTTCCAAGTTGACTATTAAAAATAACAAAATCAGGTCTTGAAACTTTTTCAGTAGTAAAGTTTCCATTCTCATATCTGTAATTTATTTGATATTCAATTACACCAACAATAGGTTGCCAGCTTATAAATATTTTTGACACTGCTTGGTTGTTAATAGGGACTATAGTTTCTTGTGCTGTAAGACCTACTGGTGGTTCTCTTAACTCATTTAAAATACTTACATTTCTTGCTGGTAATGCTGTGCCATCTTCTATAAAAGCATATTTACCCTCAACATAAGAAAGTGCTGTTATTGAATAATTAATACCATCTTGTTCTTCGACAGTAATTACTCTAAATTTTTGCGCTTGAATAGTTACGTTTGAAATAATCCAAATTGTATTGACATTTGGTGTCTGAGAAAAAGCCTCTGATACAGTTATTGTTGCATCAGAAATGCTGCTTATGTCTTTAATTTCGACAGTCCCATCTGGTAAAACTAAACTTAATTTTGCATCACCAACAGGATTTCCACTTGCATCTACAGCAAAGTCTGTTGCATTTGTATCATCTACAGTTACCACTGTGGTAGATGTAACAGCAGAAAGTCTTCCACCTCTTCGTACACCAGCACGAACAGGATCATTGATTTCTATTATGGCTCCGGGTCTTACTACAGCACCAGCATCTATAGAAGTAGAAAAACTTACTAATTCTGATTCGTTTTGCTCTGCAAATAATATTGCCCTACCTAATCTTGCAGCTTGACCTCTTGATGTACAACCAAACCCTTTTACTTGTTTTGTTATTATTCCAAACTTACTTTGTGCAGTACTATCCTCTACAACTTCATAATCAATTTCTTGGCTGTCCATATTAAAATATGAGACAGCTACAGCAGTATGTCTTTGCTTTAAACTACTTCCAGAATAATTAAAACCCTCAGAAGTTACATTACTTAAATTAAATAAATAGCTTGCATCCTTTGGTGAATCTTGTGTAATTGTAATTGAACCAGCAGTCCAAATAGGCATACATCTCATTACACCTGATAGCTCATTTATTAATTCAAAAGCTTCACTTGATGATTGGATGTTTACATTACAACTAAATCTAGCTTCTGTACTACCAAAACCATCATCTACTAATGTGTTTGAATATTTACTGGCAGTAACAAAAGAAAATAAGTCAAGATTACTGTCTGTTATATGATCGCCAAAGCCATATCTGGTGTCAGTTAAAAGGTCTAATAAAATCATAGCAGGGCAAGAAGTCCATACTGCAGCACCCATAACACCATTAAAAATATAACCAGAAGGATAAATAATACGACCAGTTGAGGAATCAACAGTTGGTGTTCCAGAACTAGAAGCACCAGTACCCGGAATCCTTACTTTTATTCCTCTGACCCTAAATTTTCTTGAAGGTATTGAACTAAACTGTTGTGAATCTAATCGTATTGAATTGTAAGCTGAGTTTGCATATGTTGAGGCATCATCAATAACTTCAGAAAAGCTTGTCCACTGAAATTCATTTATCAAAGATGTATCTGTACTGTCTGCAGTAATTCTTGAAACCCTTATATCAACAGGAAATGAACCAGTTACTTCTACAGAAAAATCTTTTTGATATGCGTCAGCAGTTCTACCAGTAACAGTATCAGTATGAACATCAGTAAAGCCACCAGAGTTATATTGAACACTTATTTTAAAGGAAACTGTTGACCCTAGTAAATCTCCTTCATTTGTTGCTTTTTGAATCTGAGGAAAAGTAATTGAAACCTTTATACGATCTACAGATGTATTTGTAATTTGTCTGGTTACTGGCGTTGCAGCAGTTACAGTAACACCAACTGGTACTGTTGATTGACTACTTTCTATACCAGCTATTTTTGTTTGATCTGCTGTACCAAATCTTGAGTTAAAAGTTACGTCTTGAAAATTAAAATCAGTTGTTGCTGGACTTGCTGAAGTTGCTGTTGCTTTTAATATCGGTGTATCGTTCAGAAATACATCCTTTAAATATGCATTTTTATAGGCTGTAGATGTTTTGTCAGTAATACCTTCTTTTGAAGCGGTTGCACTGCCCTCAATCTCACCTTCCGAAATAAGATCAAGAAAAGTTGCAAATTGTTTACTATGTAAAGTATCAGGTGTTCTTGTCGGTTGTCTAGGAGGTGGTGGTGAACCGCCTTTAGAACCACGAATAATTTTTCTTTTGTCGGTCATACCTGTACCTGTTCTGTATCTATACCACCACTAATAACAACAGATCCAGTTATTATTTCACCATAAACAATAGGTACAGGGGTTCCAGCCCTACTGGTTTGCTGTGTACCACTAAAACTAAATGACAAGCGAGGGTCTTGCTCTGAGCTAAATTCTGGTGTTTTAGGAACAGGAAATAACATTCCACTTACACCACTTAAAACCAATGCAGCCCCAATACCAAAAGCAGCTTTAGCTCCAAGACCAGCAGAAGCAAAACCTATACCACCACCACCAAAAGCCAATGGCGAGGTAAATAAACCACCAACACCAAAACTCATTGCAATTAAAGCACCACCTAATAAAATTTTTCCTAAATTACCACCAGAACCAGATATTACAGGAACAAACTTTATATCAGATTGACCAACAGGAAAATGTAATTCATCAATGCCAATATCTTCTTTATCACATAACACCTGATAATATTTATTGGACATATAACTTTCCAATTGCGGAAAGTTATTTATTAAAAAACTTACAGCCTGTGCTGTTGTATTTACTGCAACTTCAAATTCTTTATGGCCTGTTACTTTAGCAAGGTCGCCATATAATTTTACTTTACGAAGCATAGCGTAATCTCATGCCAGTACATTTTAACAACCATTCATTGTATGGTTCCTTACAACTTATTCTATCTGCTAAATGATGTAAAACATCACCATCTAAAAAAATCGCTACATGGTTTAAGCCTTTGGTCATAATTGACATGAATAATAAATCACCATTTTGTAATTTTTCTTCTGGTCTTAATTGTCTGAATCCAGTTCGCCATGCACATTTTTCAAACATTGGATTTGCAATAAATTCTTCAGGTGTGATTGGTCTTTCCCAATCTCTCAAAATTATATTTTTTTCTTCTTTGTACCAATCCCTTACTAAAGCCCAACAGTCAGTGACACCCCATACCCAATGTCTACCAATCAAAGATGGTTTATAACCAGAGGGTTCATAATAACCCCACTGTTCTGTTTTTGGATTCACTATATGCCATGGTAACTTTGAATCTTCGCAACTTATCATATCTGCTTGACTTGCAATAGGTTGTGTAATTGGGTGGCTGTGTATTACAGCTAATATTTTTCCAATTTCTTCTGCTTTTGCATAATCAACAGGGTCAATAATAAAACATTGATTTGCCCAGTTTGATAAATTTTTACAGGGATAATATTTTTCTTTTCCTTTTATATCTATTAATAAACCACAAGACTCTTTAGGGTCTTGCTCTTTTGTATGAACCAAAGCATCTTGCTTCCAACTCATATTTTTATACGACCAATACTAGGAAACTCTGCTCTTGTACATTGTCTCTTAGGACTTCGAACACCAGCCAAGTCAATAGGTGCAGCAAGCTCAAAACTTACAACTTCTCTTGTCTCTTGTGACTTTCTGTCAATCGTATATATTTCTTGTGGAAATTCAGCATTAGGGTCTGGTGTACCATACGGATTTACACCACCAGCAAAATTTACAGCATCAATAAATTTTGCAAGTGTCCGTATTCTTGTTACTGTTGCTCCTGATAAATCATTACCAGTTGTTGTTTCATTAACAGTAAGAAGTATGGATGTAATAGTTCCAAGAACATTACTTACAGTAAATGTTGGTCTTGGTATTTGTCCTTTTTGATAAGCAAAACCTTCTACCTGTACTGGAAATCTTTGGTAAGTATTACCAGCCCATACAATTTCGCCATTAGAATTTAAACTTGAACCAGCATGAAACCTATAAGTGGAAGCAGAGCCATGTATAGCAGTAGTTGTTGTAAGAGTAAATAATTCTATTATTGATGATGGATTAATAGATTGAATGTCACTAATTACACTGGAACTCATGGTTCAAAAACCTCTCTAAAAGTTGTACTGATCTTTGCTCTATTGTTGTAAGGTATTGTTTTCGACCAACTTTCACAAACAAATTGTTTTGCACCAGATACAGTAACAGTTACATTTCCACTATTAGTTGCACTTGCAGCAGCAGTTACAGTGAAGGTGTCAACAGAAGCAGATGAAGCAACAATAAATGTACCATCTGTAGCAGAGCCAGAAGTGTAGTCTATGACTACTGTTTCGCCTATTGCTATACCATGATTTGCAACAGTAATAGTAACGGTGGTTGCAGATTGACTGTAAGTCCCTGTTTTTGATATACCTTCGCCCGGAGGGGTAAATGTAAAGCTTGCTTGGTCATTTGCTCTACTATCTAAAAATGCCTCAATTACATCTGACTCTGTTTCTGTAACATTAAACTGTAATGTGTAAATCTTAGGGTTTTGATGTGCAGCCAACCCAAATAATATTCTGTGTTCATAGCCATCAACAAATCTTACAATTCTTTTTACAGGATTACTTCTTTTTGTAAATCC